GTGGGAGAGTGCGGATGGTAGGGACAAAGAGTGGCGGATTGTGTCGAAGGTGCAGCCTGCTCCTTTGGTTGAGCCTGAACAGGTGGCTGTGGATAACGGGCGGCCTGTTGAGGAAGAGCTGGCGTCTCCTGTTGAGCAGGAGCATGTCGGGGCGGATGACTTCATGGAGCGGGCCAGGCGGGAGGCTTATGCCGCGTACATGCGATGAAACGGAAGAATGGCATCAACCGAACCTATCAGCCGCAGAAGCTCATCAATGCCGTTGCCCAGGCTACCTTGGAGACTGGCGGTGTGGGCATACGCCGGCATCCTCAACTCAAAGAAGTGTCTCGCAGTGACCGGGAAATGCTGCAGCGTGTGGTCGGTATGAGCGTTGAGGAATTCAACAGCCGCCTGATGTCCAAGTTGGACAATCTGGCCGACAAGATCCTGGACCGGATGCTGGACACGGTGGATGAGACGCCGCTGAACAGCCTTGGGTTCAACCTGTCGGTGGCGATAGACAAGCGTCAGCGGCTGCAGGGCATTAATGCCACGCAGGCCGCCAACGTGAACATTCAGGTCAACAACTACGGCGGGATGAGCAAGGAGGAGATCATCGCCAAACTGATGGGCAAGCCAGTTGAGCCAAAGCCGGCGCTGCCGGCCGTTCCTGCGGCCGTGGAACTTGAACTTTTGGCCGAACCTGAGCCGGTTACCCGGAAATCCTTGGATCAGGAAGAGTCTGAGCCTTTGTCAGTTCCGTCCTGATCGCCTTGATCTCCTCCTTGCGCCACGGCTCGGAGAGCATCTCAAAGAGCAGTGGTGTCTCCAGAGGCAGTGTGAGTTTGCCCGTGTGGCCGAGGATCAGCCTTGTGTCCATGTGGATGTCGAAGCCCGAGGCGCGGACGAGGTCGCAAAACCAGTAATCCTCGCTGATGAAGACATTCGGTTGATCATATTTAAGATCAATCAGGCGTTCGATCCTACGGACAACGATCTCATGACTTTTGGCCGGCTCGGAAATGGCCTCCTTGATGCTTTTCAGCCTTTCCTCCGGCGTGCCAGGCCCCTTGAGGCCCATCGGGAAGAATTCCGTCACGTTCCTTGGTTCGCTGTTGGGATCAAAAAGGACGGCGGTGCGCCATGGGTTGTCGCTGGCGATCTTCCGGAAGACATCCGTCTTGATCTTGCAGAATCCGATAGCGCATCGCTCAACCTTCTGCAGCCCGGTTTCGTCCGGCTGTTCACCCGGAATCAGGTGCATGTGCCAATGGGTCTTGGCGGACCGGGTTGAATAGATGCCGCAGACCATGTCCTTATCATGCGAGATGAGCCGCATGAAGGCCCCGGATGTCAGATCCTCGCCGGCGCTCTCCAGCAGAACGTCCTTGTCCCAGAACACGACCTCGTCAAACTTATGCTTCAGAGCGTGCTCGACCAGTTCGTTCCTGGCCTGCTGCACGACCGGGCCGTCCAGCAGGCACCAATCGAGTTGCACGTCGGGAATTTTGGCTGTTGCTAGACGCAGGCTGGTCAGGAAATAGCTCTTTGGGATATCCCCCTTCAATGGCGTGGCGATCAGGATCCTCTTGGGCTTCATCATCAGGAATCAATGGACGCGCATCATGGCTTCCGCGAGCGTCAAGTCATTCTCCGGACATGATATCATGCGATCTAATATCGGGTTTGGGTTAAAGGATGCTGCTTTACCTTTTGCCGGCATGTTTTCCATTGATCGTCATGATCAAGAAGCGGGCGTATGATGAATGGCTGGTTGAACCTGATATCGATGGCGTCCGGGAATACAGTCGTCTGGCGATTGTGGCGACTGTGGAAGGCTTAAACATCGATGGTCAGGGGTTGATAACCTGGAATGCGCTGCGTCATGCGATGCTGCAGGCGCAGCGTCGTGAGGAGGATGACAATGCCGCTCGGTAACGTCCATTTCTCCGATGATTTTCAACCCGCTTTTGGCATCCCGTGGATTCCGATGCCAAAAACCGAGGAGTTGCAGTTATGGCCGCAGGATAAATTGGCCGAATACCTAGCTTTCCGTGAGCAGCGGAACGCTCAGGCCATCGATAACCCCGTTGGAGCCGGATGGACGCTACCGATGTGGCAGGAAGTCATGGCCAACTGGAAGAAGTACAAGAATCACGTCATCCTTGGCGGCAACCGCTCGTCTAAATCCATCTTTGCCAGCAGGTTATGCGTGTGGACAGCAGCCACGATCCCGTCAGCCGAGGTTCGTGCCTATCACGTCAACGAGAACCGCTCCATCGAGGACCAGCAGCAGATGGTCTTTGATGCCATGCCCATCGGCATCCGCAATCTGCCCACCAAGAAGGGCATGAACCACTCGGTGCAGTACAGCCAGAAGAACGGTTTCACCGACAACGTGTGCATCCTGCCGCCCGTGAAGCCTGGCTACAAGGGCGGGTCGATCCGCTTTAGCCATTACCGCAGCTACCAGCAGGACGCGCAGGTGGCGGAAGGTTACAAAGCCCACCTTATCTGGTGCGACGAGGAATGCCCGCAGAAGATGTTTGAGACGCTGCAGTACCGGACCGTGGACCTGCACGGTCGCATCGTCCTTACATTCACCACGCTGACCGGATGGACCCCGCTGGTGCAGGACATCCTCGGCAAGACGCGTACGCTCAAGAAACGATTCGCCCCGCTGGTGGGTAAGGAACTGCCCGTCATGCAGGAGTCGCTGTCTCGGCCGGACACGGCGATCTACTACTTCTGGACGGAAGACAACGCCTTCCTAGATACCTCCGACTTCGTCGGCAAGCTGGTCGGCCGGCCCCGCGAGGAGGTGCTGGCCCGTGCCTACGGCATCCCGTCCAAATCAATCACGTCCGTGTTCCCCGGGTTCAACAAGGACGTGAACGTGATTCCCCATGAAACGCTTCCTTTCATCCGTGATCCGAATTATCAGGTCACTCGCTACATGGCGATTGATCCGGCGGGTTCCAAGAACTGGTTCATGCTCTGGGTCGCTATTGATGCAGCCGGTACCTGGTGGGTATACCGGGAATGGCCAGACTACGACGACTGGGCACTACCTGGATCCAACCTTGAAGGAAAGCCTGGACCAGCCCAGAAGGGATCCAAGCGCGGCATCCGTGACTACGTCGAGCTTGTCCAGAACTGTGAGAACGGTGAACCGATTCAGGAAAGATACATTGACCCGCGACTGGGTGCAGCCGAAAGACAGTCTGCCGAGGGTGCGACCACCATCATCTCGGAACTAGACGATTGCGGGATGACGTTCATCCCGGCTCCAGGCGTGGAGATCGAGAACGGGCTGCAACTGATCAACGGACTGCTTTCCTACGACGAGAAGAAGCCGATTTCGGCTCTGAACGGACCTAAGTTGTACATTTCCGACCGCTGCCAGAATTTGATCTATGCCATGCAGGAGTACACGGCCCGTGGCGGGAAGGACGAAGCGACGAAGGATCCGATTGATTGCCTGCGATATTTGCTAGTCTCGAATTGCGAATTTTACGATCCGCAGACGGAGCAGATGGCGGATAACCGAACGTGGAGCTATTAACTTGCCAACTTGTCCCACGATGGATAGCGGCGATCAGCAATGAGTTCCATCGACTCCATTTCAACTTCCGTCCCCAACGACCCCGGACTGCAACTGGCTCCCGTCAACGACGGGAAACCTGATTTCAACATCCTCCGCAAGGCATTTGAGGACTGCGTGCGGGACAATCAGCCGTACATCGACCAGTGCCGGCTGAATTACGAGACCCGGTATGCTATCTGGAACGGTCAGTCCGCGGACGGCAAGAAGCATTCCCGCGAGGGCAGCAAGACGAGCCCGACGCCATGGGATGGCGCCTCGGATCTGCGCGTGTTTCTCGTTGATAATGTCATCAACAAGAAGGTGGCGATGCAATGCATGGCCTTTCAGCGGGCGAACCTGGTCGCTGTTCCTGTTGGGGCCAACGACATTCCGCGCTCCCAGCTAGTGACCAATTTTATGCGCTGGCTCATCCAGACGCAGATTCCCGAGGTGCAGCGCGAGATCGAGATCGCGTCAAACTACATGAATGAGAAGGGCCTGGCAGTCATGGGCCAGTTCTGGGAAAAGCGCCGCGAGAAGGTGCTTGTCTCCGTCAGACTTGAAGATCTGCAGGCCGCGTTCCCGCAGATCGAGATGTCCGTCCTGATTAACGACAAGGGCGCCGAGGACGATTTGAAGAGCATCTTTGAGGAGCAGTACGGCTGCACGAAGCAGAAAGCCGGAGCGATGCTGCGCGAACTGCGGAAGACGGGCGAGACGACGGTGGCGATGGAGGGACCGGAACGCAGCTATCCGGTCATCCGCGCATTCAATCTGGACGAGAACCTGTTCATCCCGTCTTTCTCGCTGGATCTTGAGCGTGTGCCGGGGATATACCGGGTCGAATATTTTACGGCCGAGCAACTGCGCCAGTTGGTGCGCGATGACGGCTGGGACAAGGACTGGGTGGAGAAGGCGATTGAGACGCAGCGCGGCCGCCTGATCACCATCAGCCCGTCCGAATACCTGCAGCCCATC